CCTCAAGAGACTGAAGTTGAGTCTTATGTAGTTGGTGGAATCAAACAGGATGTCAAAAAAGACACATTCGCTGGATTCAAACTGTAACACAAGTTACAAAATTACTTGACTATATAGTATGAATGTGTTAGAATAAACACATCGTTCATCCATATGCACGGACTCGCACTGCTGGTATTACTTCTTTCTGAACATGATCCCTATCACTGGGAACTATCATGTGATGAATGGAATCAAGCACGAGTTGAGATTCTTAGTGATAAGAATCATAATGAAGATGCTAAGGAGTATCTTATTGATTACTTCTATACTAAGGTATCAGATGAACAATGTGAGGCATGGCAGATTGGACGCAAGTAAGCCGACTCGGAACGGATCGTTCATCCCTTATGATTGAAACTTTAATTGCTGCATCAACTGCTGTTACTACTTTAGTTACAGTATCATGCACGGACATTAATACTCTTGTTGATCGTGCTAAAGTCTATCCAGACCTTAGTAAAGAAGATAGACAGGAAATTATTGATCTATATTATGATTTTGGTGAGAAATATGGTTTAGATTGTAGGGACGCAAAAGTTCGCTAAAGGAACGGGGCCTTAAAATCCAATTACTTTAGGAGAAACCAAATGGCAAAAGTCACATACCGTGGTGTTGTATATGACACCAACAGGAATAAGGAACAGCAAACAAACAAGGTCGATCTAACTTACCGTGGTGTAAGTCAAAAGAAAGAACTTACAAGTGTTAAATGATTGAAACTATTGAGATTTTGATAGCATCTGCTATATTTCTCACAATCATAAATGCTGAAATTCAGTTCCTGTATGGAAAATAAAACGAAGGGGTTGATCCCCTTCTTTTTTATGCTATAATATATAAAACTAAACTCTACTATGGAGAAGGCAAAACTAAAAGCAATCATTCATGATTTAGAAAATGTTCTTGAGTCTCTCAAATCAGAAGTTTATGCTGATGCTACGAGTTACTTAGATCATTCTAATTATGAAGAAATTAAAAGAGGTATACAGGACTATGACGAAGTATTCGAAGATGATGACGGCTAAATCATGACCGTCAATCTAATAAGCATCACACCTGATGCAGAGAAAACGATGGCACATATTGCCAGAGTGTCTAATCCAGACAATCAAGATAATCCAAACTATGCAGGATTGTTGAAGTATTGTATTAAACATAACCATTGGTCTGTGTTTGAGCAATCATCAATGACACTTGAGATTGAAACGACTCGTGCAATCGCAGCACAGATTCTAAGACATCGTAGTTTTACGTTTCAAGAATTTTCTCAAAGATATGCAAAGAGTAATGAATTAGGTGAGATTGAATTACCAGAACTGCGTAGACAGGATAAAAAGAATCGTCAGAATAGTATAGATGATCTAGATGCAAAGGTTGTTGATAAACTGAATCGTCAGATGATTACTCTGTTTAGTTCTTCACAAGCATTATATAATCAAATGATTGAGGAAGGAGTGGCAAAAGAATGTGCTAGAATGGTATTACCACTTTGTACTCCTACAAAGATCTATATGACAGGTTCTTGTCGTTCTTGGATTCATTATATTAATCTAAGATCAGCACATGGAACACAAAAAGAACATATGGTTATCGCAGAAGGATGCCGAAAGGTGTTTACCGAACAGTTCCCCTCTGTGTCCGAAGCCCTTGAATGGGACTAAATAACTTTACAAAACTTAAAAAACTTATGCCCACATATCCAGTAATACATAAAGAGACACGAGAGAAAAAAGAACTCTCTATGACTATGAAAGAGTACGATCAATGGAGAAAAGATAATCCAGAATGGGATAAAGATTGGCAAGCAGGTGTTGCAGCATCTCAGGAAATGTTTAAGTGGACAGGAGAGGCAGCATCTTCTGGTTGGAATGAAGTGTTGGATAGAGCATCCAAACAACCAGGTTCAAATGTTCGTAAAAATAGGGACTATTCATTCTAATGCCAGCTAAAAAAAGAAACGGAAACGGAAACTCTTCGGGGATTGGTAGCATGAGTGCCAAACAACTAAAAAGAAAGAAACCAATTAATACTGATGCAATGGTTGACATTAAACCATTGACTAAGAATCAAGAAAGATTCTTTGAAGCATATGAAAATGGTAAAAACATTTTTGCCTATGGTGCAGCAGGTACTGGTAAAACATTTGTAGCATTATATCTTGCTCTTCGAGATGTATTAAATGAGATTACTCCATATGAAAAGGTATATGTAGTTCGTTCTCTTGTATCTACAAGAGAGATTGGATTCTTACCAGGTGATCACGAAGATAAGTCATTCTTATATCAGATTCCATATAAGAATATGGTTAAGTATATGTTTGAGATGCCTTCTGATCAGGACTTTGAGATGCTTTATGGTGCACTCAAAACTCAAGAGACAGTTGGGTTCTGGTCTACCTCATTCATTCGTGGAACCACAATGGATAATTGCATTATATTAGTAGATGAAATGCAAAACTTGAATTTTCATGAATTAGATAGTATAATAACAAGAGTTGGTGAAAACACAAAGATCATTTTCTGTGGTGATGCTGCACAAACTGATCTTGTCAAGACCAACGAAAGGAACGGAATTCTAGATTTCAAAAAAATTATCCTATCTATGGCTGATGATTTTGAATCGATTGAATTTGATATTAATGATATCGTTCGTTCTGGACTTGTCCGAAATTATCTTCTTACTAAAATTGCTCTGGGTATGTGATGTTTAAACATTTAGATTATTTAAAAGGTGAAACTGACTTAGAAGCAACGAGTATAGATGGAACTCGTTTTTACAAAGTTCCATCTGGGAAGTTATATCCATCTATCACATCAGTTACAAGTTTCTACAATCGTGAAATATTTTATGAATGGAGAAAAAGAGTTGGTGATGAAAAGGCAAATAAGATAACTAGAGAATCTACATTTAGAGGAACTAAGTATCATGATTTAGTTGAACATTACTTAAAAAATGAAGACATTAACAAGATAGATAATGTTCTTCCTTCTACTAAGTTTTTATTCTTACAATCTAAGGAACTTCTTGATCGTATAGATAACATACATGCTTTAGAGAAATCTTTATATAGTGATTACTTCGGTCTTGCAGGCCGAGTTGATTGCATAGCAGAGTATGATGGAGAACTTGCAGTAATAGACTTTAAGACTTCAACCAAAATTAAACCCGAAGAATGGATCGAGAACTATTTTGTTCAAGAGACAGCATACGCATGTATGTACTATGAAATGACTGGTATTCCAGTTAAAAAATTGATCACTATTATGGTAGCTGAAAATGGAGAATGCAAAGTCTACGAAAAGCGAGACAAAGGTGAGTATATTAAACTTCTTACCAGGTACATTAAAAAATTTGTCGAACACAAAACAAGAGAATATGGCAACTAAAGTTGATGACATCATGAAGGAGAAGTTCCTTTGTCAATCAAGATTTGCAGAAGAGGTAGAAAAAATAGTTAAAGATAATAACTTTAACTACATTGATGCTATCATTACTTTCTGTGAGGAACACAAGATTGAATTGGATGCTGTATCAAAATTAATTTCAAAGCCTTTGAAAGAGAAATTAAAATATGATGCACAACAATTAAACTTCATGAAGAAAACATCCAGAGCAAAATTACCTTTATAATTATTTGACCCCGATTGAAGTATACAAAACTTATCTGGCATTTAAAAACCACTTTACAAAAGAGAAGTATGATTACTTCAAGTATCGTGGTCGCTCCAGAGCATCCACTGCGGCCTTTCATAAGAGAAAGGACAGATACTTCTTTGAAAGAATGTCAAGAAAGAAAACAGAACAGGAGATACAAAACTTCTTTCTTGCAAATTTCACTCAGACATTTGATCCCCAAGGTGTATGGATAGGATTGATTATTGATAGTGGAGAGAAGACATATACAAAGTGGTCAGAGCAAATGGATAATTTGTTTGAGGTATTTAAGAGTAATGCAGATCGCATAGTACAAGAATATGATATCGAAGAGTTTTTTTCTTGTAAGAAAGGCCACTCACCAATACTCAAAGAACATCTTTCAAGTAATATATCAATCGAAGAGATGATTATCTATGAAAATATCTTCTCATATGTTAAAGAACATGATAGTAAATTGATTGACCCAGTGTGGGAATCCGTCAGTTTAAAAATAAAGAAGTATGTTCCATTTCTAAATATTGATATGGTACAATATAAAAAACATTTAATTGAAAAAGTACAGAGGGGAAATTAATGACTGAATTTTTTAAATCAGCACAAGTTAGAGCAGCACTTGCTGAACTCGCAGAGATACAAGATGATCTAGCACATACGATGGCAAATCCTCGAATACTTAGTGATGAAGAGAAGAAAGATTATGTAAGGAAATTAAAATTATTTTTAGAGAAACAAAAAATATTCTTCTTCCGTGTTTCATTATCAGATGATCCAGAGGCTATGCAAGTAAAAGAACACATTCTAGATACAGCACAGATGTTTGGATTTAATGAAATGACAGGTATGGACAAGTTTTTTCAGCAATTAGATGAGACAATAAAGAAGGTTGAAAAGGATTTAGATGAAGGGGTTGACATATAAATAGTAAGGTATTATAATAGGAATGTTGGACGCAACATGGGAGTGACTGAATAAACTT